GTTGAAGAATCCAATCAAGGACTCTTTCATGCTAAAATGACATTACCTGCTGCTGCAAAGCATTGTGGTATGACTCAGAAGGAAATGAAAATGATCTTCTGGGAATATTTGAAATATAATCCTATTACTTATGAGCAAAAAGTCACTTAAAACACCTTTACGCTACCCTGGAGGAAAGTCCCGTGCTGTCACGAAGATGGGACAATACCTTCCAGATCTTAGGGAGTATAAAGAATTTCGTGAACCATTTCTAGGTGGTGGAAGTGTAGCGATATATCTTTCTAAGATGCATCCATCATTAAACATCTGGGTTAATGATTTATATGAACCTCTTGTAAATTTTTGGTTAAGCATCCAGAATAATGGTGAGGAGTTATATAAAGATATACGTGACTTAAAAGATAAACACCCTGATAGAGATTCTGCTAGGGAATTGTTTAATGATTCAAAGGAGATTATTAATGACGGAGAGAGAAATAACCAAGACAGAGCAGTTGCTTTTTATATTGTTAATAAGTGTTCTTTCAGTGGTCTCACTGAATCGTCTTCTTTTAGTCCCCAAGCAAGTGAATCCAATTTCTCCTATAGGGGAATCGAAAAACTTATTGGATACCAGGAAATTATCACCGACTGGAAGATTACTAACACCTCCTATGAAGACCTTCTAACTAATTGGCAAGATGCATTTATATACTTAGATCCTCCATACGATATTAAAGACAATCTATATGGTAGAAAGGGTGCTATGCATAAGAGATTTGATCATGATAAATTCGCAGAAGATTGTGATAGACATACTGCTGATATGATGGTATCATATAACTCATCCCAGTTAGTTAAAAATCGATTTAAAGATTGGACTGCTGCTGAGTTTGACCTTACATATACTATGAGATCTGTTGGTGAGTATATGAGAGACCAACAACAACGAAAGGAATTGCTTCTAATTAACTATGAAGAAACTTTGGCGAGTTTGGAAGTATAGTCTTGGTAGTTTTGCTGACGACAAAACTAAACGATATGATAATTCTGTCGTTTTTGTACGATCCTTTATTTTTTTCACTTACTTAGTGACTAACTGTTTTATTATTGCTGGAGTTATACGACATTGGAATTAAAGGACTGGTTAAAATCCATCAATCAAACAAAGAAAAATTTGATTGATGAAGATCCTTCCTTAGAGAAGGAGTATTCTCCATACATTATTAACCGCATTTATTCGGGTCATCTTGACTCTGTAATGTTTGCGAATGAGATGAATAGATATAATTTTCTACCAAAGAAATCTCAATATGACTTTTTGCTAAATACCTTGAGACCTAAGAAGAGATTCTCTCCTTGGCTCCGTAGGGATGAAATCAAAAACCTTGATTTGGTGAAACGTTATTATGGTTATAGTAACGAAAAAGCAAAACAGGCACTTCGAATCCTCACAAAAGAACAACTGAATTTTATTAAATCTAAATTTGAAACTGGAGGAAGACGATGAGTGTGGTTCAAGAACCTGAAGTGAAGTGGGCACCCGACCAAATGGTAGAAGTATTATTGGGTGAACCTGATGACTTCCTCAAGGTCAGAGAGACTTTAACAAGAATTGGTGTAGCTTCTCGCAAAGAAAAGAAGATTTATCAATCATGTCACATACTGCACAAACAGGGAAGATATTACCTTGTGCATTTCAAAGAATTATTTGCATTAGATGGCAAACACGCTAACCTTACTCTTAACGATGTCCAGCGTAGGAATCGTATTGCTCAGCTTCTTGCTGATTGGGGTCTAGTAAGTGTTGTTGATTCTGAAAAGATTCAAGATATTGCACCACTAAATCAGATTAAAGTGTTGGCATATAAAGACAAAGGTGACTGGATACTTGAAACCAAGTATAATATCGGCAGTAAGAAGAAAAAAGTCGAAGAAACCGAGTAATAATTCTCATTTTCTTTGCATTTTCTTATAAATAATTTACGTTATTAGAGGTATAGGCCATGAACGGTCAACTGCACAAGTATGATATGGAAGCAAGGACTTCTAAATTGAAAAATGAGTTATATGAAAGATGTGCTAAGAATGATATGACACATGAAGAATGTCGAGGGGCGGAAGAATATCTTAATAAAGTCATAGACGTTATAGACGAATTTGGTTATTGATTAAATACCTTTTATTATGAAATTTATTTTTGATGTTGATGGGACTCTTACTCCCAGTAGGCAACAGATCGATCCAGAGTTTTTATTACTCATGATGTTTTTTGCTGCCAAGCATGATGTCTATCTTGTCACTGGTAGTGATAGAGATAAGACATTGGAGCAGATTGGTGTGGATTTATATAATGCAGTTAAAAGAGTTTATAATTGTTCTGGTAGTGATGTATATGAGCAGGATAAGAATGTCTATAGGGATGAGTGGAAGTTGCCTTTTGATGTAGAACGATTTCTATTTGATGAATTAGACTATAGTCAGTTTCCTATGCGTAATGGGAATCATATTGAGAGAAGACCTGGTGGGGTTAATTTTAGTATATTGGGTAGAGATGAAGATTCTCAACTTGGTAGGGAAGAATATGTTAGATGGGATACGGAAACTAATGAGAGGGAAGATATAGTAGATAGAATTAAAAAGAGTTTTCCTGGATTGACTGTGGTTCTTGGAGGACAGACTGGTATTGATATTGGACCGTATGGTAGTGACAAGGGTCAAATCTTAAGAGATTTTTCTAAGGAAGATGAGATACATTTCTTTGGAGATATGATGAAGGAGGGTGAGAATGATTATCCTTTAGCGAAAGCAGTACAAGAAATGGGCGGTTATGCCTACCATGTTAAGGGATGGGAAGATACCCAATCTAGGATAAATAGTAGTGTCGCCTTCGGGGACAACAAAACACAAACTCGCTTAACAAGGAGCTAAAAATGACTAACCTAGCAACGTATCATAGTGCCAACCTTCCAGAATTGATGAAGGTGATAAGACAAAATGGCATAGGGATGGATGACTATCTAGACAGATTTTTCAATGCACCAACGCAAACGTCAAACTATCCACCATACAATCTAGTACAATTAAACAATCATGAATCGAGACTCGAAATCGCCCTTGCGGGATTTAAGAAAGATGAAGTCAAAGTCTATACAGAGTTTGGAAAACTATATGTCGAGGGCAAAAAAGAAGAATCAGAAGATGTTGGAGAATTTCTCCACAAAGGACTGGCCCAACGTTCTTTTGAACGAGTCTGGCAGATCACAGACGATACGGAGATTCGATCCGTCAGCTTTGAAGACGGACTCCTCATCGTGGATTTAGGTAAAGTAGTTCCTGACCATCATGCTCGTAAGGATTATCTCTAAATATCAAGGGGTTGCTTAAACCCCTTTTTTTATGCTATAATGTTTATACGAAATAATTTACTATGTCTGTTAAATTAGCCGTACTGAAGTCTGGTGAGCAAGTAATTGCTGAAGCTAAGGAATTGGTATCGGAAGATAAAGTTCGTGGGTATCTATTCACGAGACCTCATAAGGTTGTTACTACACAACCTATGCTTCTAACTGAAGAAGAAACACAAAATGATTCAAGTCTAGAGGTAACATTATCACCTTGGATTATATTATCTGCAGATAAGGAAGTTGTTGTCCCGACAGATTGGGTTGTGACTATAGTTGAACCGTTAGAGTCGGTAGTAAAAATGTACCAGGAGAAGACAGATGGACAAAGTAATTAAGTGTATATTATTGGATGTCGATAACGTCATTATCACTGAGATGACTCAAATAGATGCAGAGATTGGTGATCCTGATTGTAAGTTATTAAATCCATATCGTTTTTATTCTAAGGATGATATGCGTCCTTGGCCTGAAGCAACATATCAAGCAGATATAATGATTAGGTCTAGTGATATACTAACCATTGCAGAACCAACTGCCGAAGTTATTGAAAAGTATCTTGAACTAACTGCGTAATGCGATTTTATACTAATGTCCAGATGGTTGGTGACAACTTTCTGGTTCGTGGAGTTGAAAATGGAAGACACTTTGCTACTAGAGAAAAGTTCTATCCAACTTTATTTGTCCCTTCTAAACGGAAGTCTAAGTATAAAACTTTAGAAGGTGACTATGTAGAATCAGTTGAACCTGGTTCTGTTAGGGATTGTCGTGAGTTTATAAAGAGATATGATGGTGTAGAGAACTTTAAGATCTATGGTAATGATAGGTACATCTATCAGTATATTTCTGAGATGTATCCAGAGGATGAGATAAAGTTTGATGTAAGTAAGATTAAGATAACTACAATTGATATTGAGGTTAAGTCGGAGAATGGATTCCCTGATGTAGAATCTGCTGCAGAGGATATACTTCTTATTACATTACAGGATTATAATACAAAGCAGATTAGGACATGGGGTTTAGGTCCATTTAATAATAAGCAGGATAATGTAATATACAAATCATTCAGGACTGAGTATGAACTCTTAAGTGATTTTATTAATTGGTGGATGATTGAGGATAATACACCAGAGGTTATTACTGGGTGGAATAGTACTTTATATGATATTCCATATCTTTGTCGTCGTCTAGAAAGGATTCTAGGTGAGAAACTTATGCGTCGTATGTCACCTTGGGGATTGGTGACTGAAAGAGAAATTCATATCATGGGACGTAAGAATATTACTTATGATGTTGGTGGTGTAACACAGTTAGATTATCTTGATCTTTATAAGAAGTTTACTTATAAGGCACAGGAGTCTTATAGGTTGGATTATATTGCAAAGGTAGAGCTTGGTCAGCAGAAGTTAGACCACAGTGAGTTTGATACGTTTAAGGATTTCTACACAAAGGGTTGGCAGAAGTTTGTAGAGTATAATATAATTGACGTGGAACTTGTTGACCGTATGGAAGACAAGATGAAACTCATCGAACTTGCCATAGTTATGGCATATGACGCAAAGGCAAATTATGCTGATGTGTTCTCACAAGTTCGTATGTGGGATACCATAATTTATAATTACTTAAAGAAGAAAAACATTGTTATTCCTCCAAAAGAAAGATCTGATAAAGACGCAAAGTACGCAGGAGCTTATGTCAAGGAACCGAAACCAGGACGCTATGATTGGGTGGTTAGTTTTGACCTCAATAGCTTGTACCCTCATCTTATTATGCAATATAATATCAGTCCAGAAACCCTCCGGGAGACTAGACATCCCAGTGCGAGCGTTGAGAGGATTCTGAATAAAGAGGTAGATTTAACTGGTGAGTTTGCTACGTGTGCTAATGGGGCACAATACCGTAGGGATGTGCGTGGGTTCTTACCAGAATTGATGGAGAAGATTTATAAGGATAGAACGATATACAAAAAGAAGATGCTTGCTGCAAAGCAGGAGTATGAAAAGAATCCATCAAATACTCTTACTAAAGAGATTGCTAGATGTAATAATATACAGATGGCACGTAAGATTCAATTGAACTCTGCTTATGGTGCTATTGGTAATCAATACTTTAGGTATTATAAATTAGCAAACGCAGAGGCAATTACTCTGTCAGGGCAGGTTTCTATTCGATGGATTGAGAATAGGATGAATGCTCACATCAATAAAATTTTAAAAACTGAAGGAGAGGATTATGTTATTGCTTCTGATACCGATTCCATTTATCTTAACTTGGGTCCTCTGGTTGAGGCTGTATACAAGGGAAGAGAGAAAACTAATGAG